CTGAGTAGGAAGTATGGGTGCAGGTAATGAAAGGCATAAGAGATGGACGATAGGGAGATAGAAAGAATGGTGTTAGAGGAGCGTAAACATGAGGCAATTCAGAAAAAAGCAGAGGAGAAGTACATTGGTAGGGCCAAGAAGATACAGTATTTGTACAGTAGGGATAAGATATTGAGACCAAGGGGCTGGTTTAAGAAAAGATGCCCAAAGTGTGATGGCACGTTATATGGCCGTGGTGAGAGTGTAATTGGCATGGAAAAGGCAGAGATTTTAAAATGTCTGTGCGGATATGAATGGGCAAAGTATAAGAAATATGAAACGCTTCGTCATGAATTGTACGGGATGTAAGTTAGTGAAGAAAGGATGAAGAGGATGGACGATAAAACAGGAGATAGCGGGGTTCGCACCTTTAGTACTGAAGCGGCATTGAAGGATAACGACGTACGAGATATACTTCAAATGATGGCAAGTAAAGTGCTGGCGCATAAACTGGCCAGAAAAAAGGTGGTCAATACAGTGGGTTGTTATATGCGTAGCCATAACGATCCGTTGATTGAATCAGACGAGGTTTTAATTAGGACCATAGACGAGGCACTATTGGACATAGTTAAAATTTACGAAGATAACTTGAGCATCGCGGCGATGGAGGATGTGATTGAATTCTATGATACACCGTCTGGAAAAGCATTGGCGGGTATAGATTCAGCTGTTTCTGAGGTAATACTTTTAATTATCAATGATGTAATAGAAGAGGGAGCTAAGGGCAACGGGAATGGAAATGGCTGAAGGGTATGCAGGAGTAAAAGAAAGTGAGTAAAAATGAGCAAAGTAACAGCATATAAGTGTGATGATGACGGATGGCAATTGCAGTAAAAGGAGTTAATAATGGATGATGAAACTGACTCAAAAGCGCCCCTGATAGTATTCTCAACAGAACTTGCACATTTGATTATTGAGGTTCAAAAGAATGAAAACAGTTCCGATCAAGTGAAATTCCCGTTTAGATTTTTTACTAGAATAGATATCACACCAAATGATGCACCAAAATCAAGTTCCGAAGAACTAAGCCTCGAAAGAACTAGGGAGTCAATCCGAATAAGATTTTTTCGCCTTTTGAGTTCAATTGCATTTGCGGCAAAGAGGAGAAATATAAAGGAAATCCCATTGTCCATAGACGGTGATTTAGAACCCCATTTCGCAAAATCATTTTCAAAGGACCTGGGATTCTCCGTAGCCCCCGTGAACCAATCATGGACTACACGTTTTGCTAGCGAACTATGTAGTTGGGTTGAGAGGTCTGGAGGTACAGTGACAATGGACCGAGTTATATTCGAACTTCGGGATAACAGCTTATACATGTTGACAAGCTAGTCTATCCATGTTAAGTTTATTTGAGATGAGGCGAGATGCCTTTTCGGAAAAAAAGGGAGATGACATGAAGATTAAGCCTAATGTTATTAATGGCGAAGCGTTTTGCAGTAGGAAATGCGATTATCACATCAAGGGTACTGGGCAAAAATGTGCGTTTGATGGGGATATGGATGACACGTGTGAAGGGTGCCCGTGTTTGCCAGTGTGGAGAGAGGCTTTGGATTCAGCTAAAATAGCTACTGAGCTATTGAGGCGAGATCTTGTTAAGGTAAACAATAAACTGAACGTCATATACAGAACGGTATGGGATTAAACAGAGCAAGAAAATCAAGGTGAAAAGAAATGGGATTCTTTCTTTGCTTGATAAATGGGAGTTGGCTGAACTTAAGAGGGATATAAAAGGTAATCGATAAGGAATAAAGTAGGATATATGGACTATAATGAAAAGTTTCAAATAATAAATAGTCTTTTTTCGGGGGAGTATTTAGAAGGGGAGAACGATTCTTTTGAGAAGGAATATTCTGGCAGAGACAGAGTACTATTTAAACGATGGTTTTCAATGCATGCACTGGAGAGCGCTATATGTGCCATTCATGAAAGGGACTCTGTGATCGATTCGATCAGAACAGTGGTTTTAGATATGGCGGAGATCCCCATTTATGACCATGAAGAAGCTGATATCAAAAGTGTGAATGATGCGCTGGTAGCCATACAGGAAATGCTAAAGTGAAATAAATAAGTCAGGAGGACGAGATGATTAATAAGGTTGAAAAGAAGGAATATATTCATAATCAAAGTACAGAAAGGGGCCACGTTATTTTATTTATAGACGGAAATTGGGTCTATGAAGACACAGGAGAAGTCAGCATGGATATCAGGCCATGTAAAAGGTGTGGAAGGCATCCAACCAAAGAGGGATACGATGCGTGCCTAGGCCATATTGAGGGGGTGAAATCTGCATGTTGTGGCCATGGTCTTTCTAAGCCTATTATGGTACCAGGTGTAAATAAGACGAACTCAAGTTCGCGAGAGGAGAGATAGGATGATAAAAACAAGGATAATATCAGCGTTTCCAGGGACAGGAAAGACAACATTTTACAGAAAGAACATGGGTCGTGCAATCGATTCAGACAGTATCTCGTTCAGCGGAACCCCTGGATTCCCTCAGAACTATATAGATCATATAAAAGAAAACATTGGCAGATACGAGTTTATATTAGTATCTACTCATAAAGATGTGAGAGATGCACTCAGAGAAAACTGCTTGTTTTTCTATTTGGTGTACCCTGAAAGTAGCGCTAGGGGGGAATATGTAAGGCGTTACAGGGACCGTGGGAGCGACTACTTGTTTGTTGATTTGTTAGAATCCAATTGGGACAGGTGGATTAGGCAGTGTGATTCAGAGCAAGGGTGTCACAGGATCGAGTTGCCTGGTGATTTGTATTTAGAGGATGCAATTGATGAGCTTGGGCGGGTAAGATGACAACAATCATCACAATCCCAACGTATAATCGCGAGAAGATGATCGAGCATGCGATTGATTCAGTAATAAGTCAAACGGTAGGCGGCTGGAAGCTGATGGTATTTGACGATGGGTCTGAGGATAATACTAAGGAGTTGGTAAGTAGTTACAGGGATGATCGCATAAGCTTCTTTCGGCGCGAGAAGAATAGAGGATTAGTATATACATTCAATGAGATGCTAGAGAGGGTAATAGAGGAGGAGGGACATTGGAGCTGGCTGGCGAGCGATGATAGGTTAATGCCAGATTTCTTAGAAGAGCATGGTAAGGTAAGTGCTGATGCAACATGGTCTGATTTTATGACGTTGAGACCAAATGGGGCGATGCATAAAGTGTCGATGAGGATGGACCCAGAGCTGATTGAGGAGACGATGAAGAGAAGATTGTGTGTATCGTTAGCTTCTATGAGAGTAAGTATTGACACATTGAGGAAAGTGAAGGCTAAGTACGGGACATTTTGCGACGGTAGATTCAAGCATATGAACGATTGGGACTTCATGGTGAAGCTATCGAGTGTGACTAAGGATTTCAAATATATAGATAGGCCACTGGCAGTATATAGCATTCATGAGGGCATGGGGTCCGCCGGGGTGTATTTTGGTGAGGCAAAAAGTGAGATAGCAAAGCAGTTTATGAAAGAAAGGGCGATGGGGGTGAGATGGTAACTAAAAGTTGCGGTTTTTTACTGGCAAACTCATTGATAGCTAAATGCAAGAATAACGCATTGGTATCAGAGAAAGAGCTAATGGATGATATTTGGGAAAACATGAATTCAACGGTTGAAAAAAATGGCATGATTGACATACCGCTTCGAAGAGATTCCAATGATCGAATTCCAGATGTGGTAGATGTCCTTAGGGATTGGATAGGCAGAGGAATAGTTGAAATCCATGATAAAAAAGTAGCCATTTACTTCAGTGTTGCAAATATACTTAGGGAGAATTTCCCACTAGCAATTTGATAGAAAAAGGGAGTGAAATGACAGTAAGAGAATTAATAGCAAAGCTTATAGAGTTCGACATGGACCTAGAGGTGGGAATGTATAATGATACTATAGATGCTGGATATCATCAGGAGGTCACCTGCGTAGAAGAGGAAGAGGTTGAATTCCCATGCGAGGATAGGCAAAGGGCTGTAATATGCTCTTGATAACAGAGGTGAAAGTTCATCAGGTTTCAGATGGTAGACCTTGCGTAGTTAACAGGATTGGAAACCCGTGTTGCCTAGCCTATGGGAGCGTGTCTGAGCCTGCAATGCTAGACTATGAGACTGAGTATATTACTCCTAGGAAGTTTGCATGTTGGGAAACTGGGGAAGTCTACGAGGTAGGGATGACACGAGACGTGCAGGATAAGATTGGGATACCACTTGATGCGTTTGGTGATATGTCACAGGAGTTGGCAGAAATGCGCCATGACATGGAAGAATTGAGAAGGCAGCGAGACATTCTGATTGATGATAGGGATATGGTTGATGGGTTTGGATTCTGGGACAGCCTTTTGTTCTCTCTCATAGGGGGATGGCTAAGGGTGCCAAGTAACTCATGGGGGGAGTAAAATGAGGAATGAAAGCGCTAGCGGAGGCATGATAAGTGCGATATTCCATGAGTGGCTAGAGGAAAGAGGGTTTTCCAATGATGAAGCATATAAGTTTTCAATAGACATTATGGGAAAGATAGCGGAATTAGAAGAGCAAGGGTATTTGGTTTATCTAAGACAAGAGGGTGCCTGCCATCATTGTGGAAAGAGATGGCCAAGGGATGACAATGATTTCCATATAGCTCTTTGTAGTAAATGTAGAAAAATACACGATGAGGCTGACCCTCAGCCTAAATGGGAGTGGGAGGCAGTAGATGAAGATAACAAATAGAAAGGTCATTAAGCTTAGCACTGGAGACATGGTGAAATTTCCAGTATTTCAGGTGGATGAACTGGATGATACAACAGCTATAACTATCGATTTGTGTAGCATAGCACGCGATTACAATGAGATGAAAGAGAAGGTGGAGCCTGCTAAATCAGAGAAATATACGATATCTCTGCCAGAGTGTGGAGTAGAAGATTTATATATGAGGGGCAAGGGGAGGTGTCTAGTAGTTTATAATAGGTGTTTAGCAGCTAAGGTAGCATCAGTCGGATCAAAGATATCGTATAATGGTGAGATTCTAGAGGTAACATCCACGGAGCATGATAAAATTAGCGGCACTGTATGCTTAATTGTGAATAGTCCAGAGCCCAGGGTTATTTTGGAAGATGGTGTTATAGAGCACCATATTAAAGGCAGGGGTAGATGTTTAGTAGTGGGCGGATATTGGGCTGATAAAGAGGTATCAGTTGGGACAGAATTGGCGTTTAAAGGGGAGGTTCTAAAGGTGACATCGATTGAGAAGATGGGGGCTTGTGGGTTGGTTTGCTTAATTGTACGCAATATGGATGCGTATGCACTATCCGTTGATGAAAAAGCATGAAAGATATTTACAATAGATTATATAGAGGAAATTACAACAGTGAGTCATCTACAGATAGTGCATACAAGTTCTCATTTGTGGAGAAGTTCCTAAAGAAGGAAAGCAAGAGAGAATATGTGTATGACATGGGTAGCGGACGAGGATTCAACACTAGGGGTATGTTAGAACTTGGAGAGACGGTAATTTCTGTAGATTTCTCTGATGTAATAGACACATATGAGCCAGCTGAAAACCTAACTACGCATAAATCAGATATCGTTGAATTTGCAGATAGGAAATCATACGACAATTCAGAGATTGTGTGCATGGACGTGTTGGAGCATGTAGAGCCAGATAGAATAAAGGTTTTGATGGATAGATTCTCTACGCTTTCGCCAAGGGCACTTTATGGGATAGCAAACCATTCTGATAGGCAAGGCGAGGAATTACATTTGATAAGAGAAGGGTGGAAATGGTGGGATGATCTATTGTCAGAATACTATAAAAGTGTTATATATATTCCCACGAGGCACGGGGATAGGTTTTTCGTGTTTGAGGCAACTAGATAAAAGGGGTACAATGGATATCACAACGAGCTATACATCTGCATCAGGATCGTTACCAATTAAGGTGTTAATGAATGAAGACTTGGTTTGCTCGATCACACAGAATAAGGTCATCTTGCCAGTCCACGTTCAGCTGAATCCGACGAACAGATGTAATTTAAAATGCGATTGGTGCAGCTGCTCGAATAGAGACAAGAAGTTAGAGATGAGCCGCGAAGAGATAGAAGAGACAATGTCCAAATATCGCGCCATGGGGTGTAAGAGTGTGACGATAACTGGAGGAGGTGAGCCGTTATTGCACCGTGACATAACGGGGGTAATGTGCACAATAGCCTCCATGGGAATAGACATTGGTGTTGTTACGAATGGATGGCTCGTTAACAACCTGTGTGACTTGGATTGGGATTTGGCTACATGGGTAAGGGTCTCACTAGGAGATGGGCGAGAGAAAGAGCTTGACAGCGGAGAGTATTGGGAAGGGCTTTCTAGGTTAGCTGAAAGGGATTTGGATCTTTCGTTTTCGTATGTATTAACCAATAAACCTGACATGAAATTAATTAGGAAGATGATAAATTTTGCGAATGAGCACGAGATAACGCACATTAGGATGACTACTGATATTGTGCAGAATAGTGCTATTGACACTATGGGGGCTGTGAGAGACGCGCTGAGTGAGACTATGGATGATTCTAGGGTGATATATCAGGATAGGACGACTTGGACGCGCGGGCAGGAGAAGTGTTATATTTCGCTATTGAAACCTGTAGTGGGTGCTGATGGTAAGCTGTATCCGTGTTGCGGGACGCAGTATTTTGACGAATCGCCGTCGAAGAATTATGCAGGGTGCATGGGAAGCATTGAGGATATTGATGATATTTTCCATGAGCAGAGAATGTATGACGGGTCGAGATGCAAGGTTTGTTATTATTCCAGTTATAATAAATTAATTGGAAAGCTATTGTCAGATGTAAAGCATAAGAGGTTTGTATAAGGACGATGACTAAAATTTGAGTGTTGACAAACCATCAAAGGCAATGTAATCCTTAGTAAGGATTGAGTGCAAAGTGCATTCGCGAAAAGGAGTTACGATGGGGATAAGAATATTAAAACAGCCAGACGGTAAATATGCTATGTGGTCTTCATACACGGATTCGATAGTTGGGTTTGACTGTACTAAGGAGGAGCTTGTAGAGGTGCGATGTAGGGAGGCTGCTAGACAATGTAGGGACGAATTGTCCATGCTTGATAGGAAAAGTGGGTGTGATATTAGAGCAGAGCTAAGCTCTAAAATATGTGTTATGCGATCACACTCAGAAGAATTTGCGGCAATGGATGAATATGAACAATTTCTATGCTCCCTTGAAGAGGCGTGTGATTGCATTATAGATAGAAGCGTTGATGAAACAGGTGACGTTAAGTGTAAATTCAACAAGCCTAGAAGTATGGATCCTGGGGCATTGCGGACTTGTGTAGATTGATCTGGAGGATTAAATGAGTAAATATCAAGTGTGGGTAGAAGTAGATCTATTAATGAGGAAAAATAACAATTCCAACGTATAAGAAAGTGACAAAGTGAGCAAATTATTAGTATTGGATAATTACGGGAGTTTTTCATTAGTGCCATATTTAAGGGACGCGATGAAGGACTGCGAAGTGGTGACGATGGGGAATCTGTATAGCGAGGAGATGTGGAGGATCTTCTTAAACGTGAATCCAGACGTAGTATTTGTTGATTTTTGCGATCAGAATGCTGTAGTGCTGACTGATAGGGTAAGCAAGATGGTGAAGAAGCCTAAGATCGTAATACGATTGCATGCGTTTGAGGCGTTTGAGGCGTTTATAAGAAATGTAAATTGGGGCATGGTTGACGAACTCGTGTGCGTGTCTGAGAAATATCGAGAGATAGTGGCCAGTAAAGTCGGACATACTGGTGTAAACATTAGAGTAATTCATAACGGCGTGAATATGGATAGGTTCAAATTGCAAGAAGACGCTGGCATGGGTGACGATATTGCGTATGTAAGCTATTTGAACAGAAAGAAGGGGATAGCTCTTTTAAGGACTGTAATGGCGTCTATGCAGGATAAAGACTTCCATATAGGGGGAGGCTACCAGGAAGAGGTAGTTCAGTTGTATTTACAGGACTTAAACCTTAGCAATGTATCCTACTATGGACATATAGACACTAGTGAGTTCTTCAAGGGTAAGAGGTTTATATTGTCTACTAGCGTGTCTGAGAGTTTTGGGATGACGATAGCAGAGGGTATGGCAATGGGGTTGACTCCAATGGTGCATGGATGGCCAGGAGCGGAGTTATTATGGCCAAAAGAGTGTATCTGGAATACATTTGACGAGCTGAAGAACATAGAGCCTAAAGATCCAGCATGGTGTAGACAATGGATAGAAGATCGGTATTCCATGGGTAGATGCATCGACGAATTTGTTAAAATACTTTTAAAAAAGGAGAGTCTATGACATGATTAAAAACATGAAAGCAGGAAAAGATGACAGATGAGAAGAAGATGACAGATGAGAAACAGATGACAAAGGAGAAACAGATGACAAATGAGAAGTACAGGTTGACGGATGAGAAAATGGTTTCTAGCGGAGAAGTGGTGTATAGGATTGAGGCCATTTCTGATTTTGGAGATGTTAAGAAAGGGGACAAAGGAGGCTTCGTAGGGTGTGAGGAGAATTTAAGTGCTAATGGCACGTGTTGGCTATATGATGACGCTACGGCGTCTGGTGAGGCCATGGTTTGCGAAGAAGCCAGGGTGTACAGTGGCCCTGAGAGGAATGGCGTTGTTGCATTAGGAGGAGTATCCGAAGGGGCTATCATACGTGGTAGCGCATGCGTATATGGTTCCAGCATTATGGGGATGGCAAGGATACAGGGAAGTGCTGTATTGCATGAAGTAGGAGTGTCAAACAGCGCCAAGGTGAGCGATGGTATCTGGCACGTGTCGCCATTGCACCTGGAGGGGACAGGCATGGCAGTATGCATAGAATCAGATGGTGAATTATCAATAGGGATGGATGTTCATAGTATTGAGTATTGGAAGGAAAACTATGAAAGCATAATGGGGTCTAGTGGTTGCAGTGATAAAGAGATTGAAGAATATGGATTCATGATCGATATTGCTGAAAAATGGTGGAAATTCCACACAGGGGCTGGAAACATTAAGTTTTGAAAGTTATTATCTCCAGGAGATAGACTTCTCTATTTTCATTCCAAAATTCACTAAAATATTAATATAATACAATAAAACCTTGAAGTAGTGCAATAAATTAACTATATTGGTAAGAGAGGTGTGTTTAATATTACTAATAAGGGCGAATAGTGAGCAATACAATTACAATAGTTTCGAAAATAAATAAAGTAATGACATTAAGTTCGGTTTCTAAAATCAATAAAGTAATGACACTAGTATCTAAGATAGAGATAGGATAGGTTTATCAATGGCATGTAGCACATCTTGTACTGGACCGAGTAAATACTATGTAGGGGACATTGGAACCCAGATAGTAGTAGACGTATGCGGAAGCCTTGCAACAGCTACGCTAGTCAGGTTTGATGTAGAAAAGCCAGATGGAACATCGGCGTCATGGGTTGGGAGTGTGTACGGAACTACTAGTATAACTTATACAGTTGTAGCTGGAGATTTCAATCAGGCAGGGGAATACAGATTACAGTCATATGTAGAGATGCCTGGATGGACCGGGCATGGAAACACTATTACATTTAAAATTTCGGCTATTGGGGATTGATGGTTAAGAGGTATAAATACAAGAAGCCCAGGACAGCCACTGTTTCTACCGTCCCAGCGATTTATAAGATGCGAGAGATGGTAGAAGAGATGAATATGCTGGCCAACGAGATGCCTAAGAGGGTAGCCAGGGGCAGGGAGCTGTTTTTATTGGCAGCGGCTAACACAGTAAGGAAATCAGTATTGCAGAAAGCGCCTGACATTGAGATAGGCGGGGTTGAATTTGATTACGCTACTGAGATGAGAATAGTGATAGTAGATGGAAGTGATGACGAAGACGCTGTAGCGATTTATTTCAAGGGTCAGGAGAATACGCTTAACGAAGCTACGATGAATGGAAGGGCTTTGTATTTCCAGGCCAAGCAGGGGTCGCCAGAATGGGTAGAGACGCTGATGGTTTATGGACCATGGCCATCGCATATGGTGCCGATACCTTCTGCTGAATTGAAGGCCAAAGTAATATCCAGGACGGCGCGTAAAGATGAATTAGAAGCATTGGCAGATAGGCTGTATTTAAACAGGGGAGATATAGAGAGGGACTTCAGGCTGGCGGGAGCGCCGAATGTGACGATAGATAAGACGGCAAATGCAGTAGGCTTAGTAGTGAATGAAGACGTAGGTTATAACATATTGCGTGTTGAGTTTGGGTATGATGGGTTACAGCAGGTAGCACATTGGAGACCAGCGTTAGCACAATTAAAAGACGAGATGCCAAATTTAATGCAGATGTATCTTAATTACTTACAGACTGGGAGAGAAAGCGCATTTAAATTGCCAAAGAACGTTGGTAATGTTAATACTGTTGTAGTGAAAAAAGGAGCTGCGTTCGCAAAAGCACTAGCTCCATTCGCCCCGAAAGGGTAGTTGAAAGGTGGAAAGATGAGTAAAATTGGTGAAAAGTTGTCAGAGTTGGAAGGTAATTTAACAGGTATTGAGAATGCACTGCTTAAGAGAAAAGTGGATAGACAGGATGAGATTATAGATAGCGCATTAGACATTGTAGATCAGGCAGTTGAAATGGGTATATTAGACCTGGACAGCTGCGAAGGTTGCGATGACGATGTAGACAACGCGGACGTTGGCAACGAAGCTGTTGTAGAGGGGCCTGAAGCAGGTGAGATGCCAAGTGATGACGAGGTTGACGCGTATATTAATGGCGTTGCATCTGGAGAAGAGCCTGGAGAGCTGGGGCCTGAGCCAGGTGATGATCAAGTAGTGGAGGACTAGCGAACTCAAGTTCGCGAGGGATTAAATGACTGTAATAGGGACTGTAGAACTGAGAGACTGGGACGAAGGGTGCATGCTTACCCTTGGCGCAGAGATTGCAACATATGCTGTTGATGGAGATACGCGTCAGATCTATGCGTGCAGTGTGCCTGGATTAAACTCTGGGTTCTCAGAGCTAAGTGGTAAAGTCCCTTGTCAGTTCCAGGATCCAGAGGGAGTATACCAGCCTTATAGAATACCATGTTTTCAATTTAGGCAGAATGATCTAGCGCCTGCCTTCGATAGACAGCCTTGGTATAGCTGGGTAGGAAGAGCGCCGTCGAAGGATGCTGAAGAAGTAACATTGAGCGATGGAACGACTGGATATACAAAATATGATAACCAGTGGAGACCAAGTCCATTCGATATTACATACGAGTGTATTGTCATAGCAAGAAGGAGGCAAGAGGTACTTTTAATGCTACAATATGCGCTAACACATTTCATGTCGCCATGGTTTGTGTTTAAAGTTGTTGACAGTAAGGGAGATGTAAGACAATATGATGCAGGGGATATTAGTATCTCTAATGTATCAGAGTTGGCAGACATAGCGGAGAGAACAGTGTCATATAATATATCATTTACGGTTAGAGCAGAAGTGGATCTACATGATATTAAACAGTATAGTGCTATGACAGACCATAGGGTTACTTATAATGTGTTTACTCCAGCTGAGAATGACGAAGTAAATGATGCAATTATATCAGATGACATTGAGAGTGTTTCTGATATAATTAATACGTAAGGAGAGATAAATGCCGTGGTTTTATTACAAAGGAAGAACAGTTAAGCCGATACCTATAAGAAAAGGGTTGTCACTTGCTGTACGTCCGCATACTAAAGTAGAGATAGAAGAGCCTAGTATTAATGAGGTTAAGATACTAATACGGCAGCGATTACTGACTCCAACGGCACCACCCAGGATAGTGCCTAAGATTACTGACGAGCCTGCTGCTGATGTGGCTAAAGTTACGGCTAGGTCAGAGATGGCTACTCGCATAGCTGAAAGAGGCGAGATTACAGATGGGGAGGCTAATTCTCCAGTTGTAAATAAGCCAGAAGATAGAAAAGTTAAGGTAGTGGCACCTGTAGATGAGCCTGAAGAAGAAGCAGAGATTAAGGTAGAAGTAGAAGAGCCAATAGTTAGTTTTGAAGACGTTGAAGTGTTGTCGAGTGTTGAACGTAGCCCAGAGAAGTCGGGCGATAAGAAAAAGAACAAAAAAAGCCGCAAGAAATAGGAGCGGCACAGACAACATGGAGATAAATAATGAGTGAATTTACTTACCCGGGGGTGTACACTAAGGAAGTGTCGTCTGGCCCAGGTCCAATAACTGGCGTATCCACATCTAATTTAGGGCTGATCGGATTCACCAAACGCGGCGAAGTAGACAATCCTATACTGTCAACTAGCTACGCAGATTTTGCAAGCACGTTTGGATCGTTCACGGAGGACGGGCTTACTCCAACGATGGCGTTTGCATTTTTCCAAAACGGTGGCCAAACTCTCTACACTGTAAGAGTGGCAGCTAGTGACGCGGCTGATGGAAGCTGGAATTATGAAAATTCAGTAGCAGCTGCATCTCCTGACAATCTTGGGAACACAGTTGAGGCAAGCGGTGTGTACGCATTACAGATCACAGATCCTCCTGTTACTGCGACTACAGTTGAAATTACATTCAACAGCGCTGGAACGCCAAACACATTTACTGATGCTGCTGGAGACGGCGTACTGACTAAGACAAGTGGTGCAGGAGCTGGCGGGTCAGGATCTATTGACTATACAACTGGAGAGATTAATATAACGTTAGTTGATCCAACTGACTATACTGGTGGTGCTGACATTATTGGTGCTGTGTACGATTACACAATATTCCAATTCAGGATGAAATGGCCAGGAGCTGACGGTAATTATTTTAGAGTTCAGATAGCACCTGGGTCGAGTGATTATTTGACTGACTCAACAGCTAGCTATTCCAGATTTAATGTATTTGTACAGGAAGACACAGACGCTGGACTGACAGGAACGCCATCGTGGGCAACTGTAGAGCAGTTTACTGATGTCGTATTTGGAACGGCAACTAGTGCAAACTATGTAGTCACTGTTATGAATGCCGATCTTAATGGGTCTAACTATATTGAAGTGGTTGAATATAGCAATGAGATGAATCCACCTGCGCTTGCTGGTACTTCAGTAGTAGCTGAGGATTTCTCTGCAACTATGGAACACTCTGATAGTTCTACTGTAACAGTTCCTGATTCATATACTGGATTATGGAAAGGCTGGAGCTACGATCTGGCTAACGGATGTTTCCCAACGACTTTTAATGCAAGCTTTACATTTTCTGACGGAGCGCTTTACGATTCAGGAACGGATAGCGTAAGTGTCGCGGCAGCATTTTTGACAGACTCTACGTCGTCATGGGTTGTTAGCTCGTTAGTTGGTATGTTCTTGCATAACACAACTGATGAGAGCCATACGATAATTACAGCTAATACTGCTACTACGATCACGGGTGTTTTGGCTGGCGGAACTCTGAATACGTGGGCGAGTGGTGATGCGTATCAAATTAGACCATCACTACAGATTGGAACGGGCGCAACTCCTGCTGCTGCAATAGCACCAATAGTATCTCCTGGAAATGCGACTACACCAGCAGCGATAACTGCTAGTAGCGTAAGGATCACAATTATCGACTCTGTTAATGGTGAGCAGGTAATTACAGACAATGGAACTGGCGGGCTGATGCATCCAGACGGAGCAGGCCCAGCAGTGCAAATTGGTACGATTAGTTATGTGACTGGACAGATTGCAGACTTAGTAGGACCTACTAGTGACGTATTGAACCTTGCTGCTGTAACTGGAGCACCGACCTTTGTAGCTGGAAGTGCGATTTACTTCTCTTGTGATTATGCAACTGCGATTTCAGTAACTGATGACGGTGACACGAATCTAGCTCTGAATACAACTCAGGCGACTGGTTATCCACAGAAATTCGTATTGGATTCCAATGGGACTAATTCGGTTGTTTATGCTACTGGAGTATTTACGCTTACTTGGGGAGTTACTGGTTATCCAACAGGAGCACCTGGGGGCGCGACTGCTCAAACGTGTACTTATTACACTAATCCAGCAACTGCGATCAATGGGCAGATGACTGGCGGGCTTGATGGAACTGCGACATCGTCTAGTGATATAGTTGGAGCTTCTTTGGCGGCCGATCAAAGAGGGCTGTGGGCGTTTGGTAAAGTAGACGCTCTTATGCAATTGGTAGCGTCTGATTTCCAGACTGATACTACTGTGTCAGATTCATTGATCACATACGCAGAGTTAAATAAAGACAAGTTTGTACTCTTGACTGTGCCGAGTGGACTGACAGTCCAAGAAGCTGTAAACTGGAAGAAATTCCAACTACAGCGATACACAAGTTATGCGGCTATTTACTATCCTCATATTAAGATTACTGATCCTGTTAATAATGTAGCAGCGGATGTACCTTGTGGCGGGCACGTGGCTGGTGTTTACGCTAGAACTGATAATAATAAGAACGTATCCAAGGCTCCTGCTGGAACTGAGGATGGAGTACTTGCATGGTCGATTGGCCTAGAGCTTGATCTGACAGCTACACAGGTAGGTGTTGCGTATCAGGAGAAGATAAATTGCTTAGTGCAATGGCCACATACAGGTAGATGTGTGTGGGGGGCAAGATCGCTGGATATAGCTGGTGGAGAATGGCCATATATCCAAATGCGCAGATTGTTCATGTTCGTCGAGAAATCAGTATTCAACGCAACGCATAGCCATGTGTTCAAGAATAATGGACCGACATTGTGGAGTGCGATTAGGACTCAGCTATCGAATTTCTTGTTGGGCTTGCACCAATCAGGATACATGGCAGGGACATCTCCAAGCGAGAGCTTTTTTGTTATTTGTGATAGGACGAATAATCCGCAGAATACGGTGGATCAGGGGCTTGTTTATTGTGATATCGGAATAGCGCCTAATAAACCTGCTGAATTTATTGTATTTTCCTTTGCTCAGTTGTCAGTATCTTAGGAGTAATTTAGTATGTATTGTATGCCTAACTATCCGGAGCCTGTTGAATTTGTGGCTGACTTAAAGCCATGGGGTAGAAAGTTGTCACTAGTGCAACAGCTCCAGATAGTAGGTTTATACAATGATAACGAGATGACCAGGACAGGCATCCTGGTCTGTTGAGAGGTATAAAATGACTACTACAGTTATTCCGACGATAGCAATACATGAGATCTACACGGGTGGTAGATTCACTGGTGTTGAGTCTACGGGTGTTGCTACAGAAGAGACAGTGTACAGGGGGAGGATACAAAAATGGCTGGGTAGTTCAACTGTTACGCCTCTTTTGGGTGGGGAGTTTTCAGCGCCTGATAATGAGGGCATGAGAATAGAGCAGGTATTTTGGGCGATGACGTGCGGTGCTACACCTGATGTGTCTATTTTCTTAGTAGACGATGACGATGTAGAGTATTTGTTAGATACTCAAAACGCTGCTAGCGGGACTTATGCACAGACTAACAATGGCTTTTTGGTTCCACCGACGTTTAAGGTGAGGGTAAAGGCTAACCAGGACATATCTGCTGTTGTAGCAGTAGTTGCTGAAAATACAGGGGTACTTGGAGACGGTGTAACGGCTGAATATACTGTACCGTTTGATTTCACTAGAGTGGACCAGACTAGCGTGTCTCTGGTAGCTGGAGCAGTAACGTTCACAGACGCGGCTGGAACTGGCGTATTGGTAGGAGCTGGAGGCGGCGGAGGTTCTGGAACGATTGATTATTTAACTGGGATAGCAACTATTACGATGACTACACCTGGAGACTTTAGTGCTGTTAATGCGCTAGCTACATATGACTATAATAACATTGGACGAGTCGGGATCGTTGTCCGGCAAGGCTGGGGGCAGAATTCGACAAGTCACACTGGAATAATTGGCATTGAGGAATTACCACCTACTATGCAGAGGATATAGTAGTTAAGGAGAGATAAAGATGACTAGAGGAGCACAAAACGACTTTATGCAGGGATTCAGGTTTCACGTTGTTGCATCGACAGCTGATGGGATTAACCCATTATTGATCGTTCGCAAAGGCGAGATTGAGGGTGGTGCTGAGGCTGGTTTTCAATCAGTTACGCTACCTGAGATTACTGTTGAAGCAGTGGAATATCGCGAGGGTAACTTCAAGTGGACTCAAAAGTACCCAGGGCCTCCAACGGTTTCAGCGTGTACTTTAATGAGAGGTATTACTAAAGAAGATAGTACATTCCACGATTGGGTCATGAAGAGTGTAGACGGAGACGAGTACAGATGCACGGTTACGATTTATCAATACCAGCGCACTGAGATGAGCCAAGCTAATTTATCAGAATACTCTGACGAGCTTAAGCGATGGGAATGCAGGAATTGCGTTCCAACTCGCGCAAAGGCTGGCGCTGATCTTGATTCTGCAACGGGTGAAGTATCGTTAGCAGAAGTTGATTTTGAGCTAGAGAGTTTTGACGTCTACCCAAAGCCAGCGTAATATGAGGGGTGCCCTGAATGCCGAGAAGCTTACTTACGGATTACATGCAAAATCATCGCTTTTGGCTGATGGACACTGTTCCCAGTTCGACATACCCATTTTTTGTACTTGGTGGACCATTAGGCGGATTTCAATCAATAACTGCGCCTGAGTATACTGCTGAAGTAGAAGAGATCAAGCAACTAAATTCGATGTTCAAGCGCTCGTCATATGTTGGCGGCGGGTTGAGCCCCATTACGCTGACCAGGGGTGTACGCGGGCACGACGATGATTTCTGGAATTGGATGCATAGTGCGATCAGCGGTAATGATATGACGAACAGGAATTTATTGCTGTTACACTTTACTGGTGTTGCGACATCTGATGATCCATTGGGCATAGAGGCTTGGGATGGAGTGCCTTTTGTACCAGGTAAAGCTTGGTTGCTGTATGATTGCATACCTACTAGGTATAAGGCTGGGTCTGATTTCGAGGGTGGTGGCGGGCAGGTAAGCATTGCAGAGCTAGACATAACTCCGTGGGCGATTTTTGAGATGAGCTTTTTAAAGTAGTTTTTAACACAGGCGAACTTAAGTTCGTTTAAGGAGATACGATGAAAGATTTAATGGATAGTTTACAGGGGATGATAGATGGAGAAGTGGCTGAAGAGCCTGTAGTGGAGGTTGATGAATCGCCAGCACTTGACGAAGTTGAGGAGCTTTTGAGCGAAGGCGAGCTAAGCGAGATGAGGTATTCAGTAGCTACCAAAAGTTATACGATTGGTAATGAAGCTAAAAAAGCCTGGATAGCATTCAGGAAGAAGCATCCAGATGATGCAGTGAGTGTTTCGAATTTCATGACTGGCTGGAAAGCGGCAATGAAAGATTTGGAAGTAGAGTAGACGGCGGATAGTAGAAGGAGAATAATATGAAAATAGTATGGAGTAAAAAGTTATGTGTGATGGTTGTTACCAGTATTTTAATGGTAGTCAACGCGCAGTTTGACAATATACTTAGCGAAGAAGTGGTGATGTGCATAGCGGCGTTAGTTGGCGCATATCTTGTATCTCAGGGGTTTGCTGACCATGGTGCCCAGGGGGCTGCTAAGGCGGCTGAGAGAGCGTTAAAGCAGGGCGTTGATGTATCTACGGCTATCCAGAACGTATTAGGTGCAAAGACAATTGTGAGTAAGCCTATTGTTCATGACGACGACGAGAACCCAGGGTGGCATGATACGTCTGAAATGGATGAGAGAGATAAACCAGGGGATTTACTAGGGTGAACTCAAGTTCGCGAAAGGAAAATACGATGAGCAACATAATGACAGATATGGATGAAGTAATGGAGATGGCTGGCCTTCAGGCAAAGAAGGAAGTTGTGGAAGAGGCGGCATCAGAGGTAATTGAAAGTGTAGTAGTGGAAGATAAGCCTATTGATAATAGCAATATGGTTGCTGCATCTGATGTTTTGATGAGTATTTTTGGACTTAAAAGGGTAGAGGAAGATGCTAGCTCTGAAGACGAGGAGCCAAAGGAAGAGGAAAGCCAGGAAGTTATAGAGGATATTGCGGAGGATACTGTAGAGGTTCCCGCCGTTGAAAGCATGAGTGTATTAATAGAGAGATTGAAAGGGAAATAGTGAATGATGTAGTTACCATAGAGCCTATAGAGAGCCCGCAAGTAAAAGCAGTGAGGGCTGGAATGTATATGGTGCGTAGTATGCTCGATAAGTCTGGAAGGGTTAAGAGGACTGTAGTGTCTATTAATCCTACTGGGGTATCAGAGCATACGATGGTAATGGTATCTAGGCTATTGAATAAGAAGAGGGACGCTATAGGCGCGGTTAGGGTTTTCGTAACGGCACCTGTAAATGGAGAGGATGTAAAGGTAACATTTGAGTGGACGCGTAATGCGTTTGGGTTCTGGTATCGCAAGACGATAAAATTGAGAGATTTTGTAGGGGATTTAGAGGACTTAGAAATGGGTAAAATTAGGGTGGTGTTGGATCCTTTGCGCTGGACGGCTGATGGTTCTGTTAGGCTGAACTCGATGAATAGAATGTTTAAGAAGGTTAAGAAAAATCGTGTGATGGATCGAGCGTTGCACTCTAGACTGAGAACAGGATAGCATCATGCTGAATAGAGAAGAATTACTAGGAGCGATTAAATATAACGCTAAGCGAACAGGTAAGCTATACAATAGGGCTGATTTACCATGGCCGTGGAATAGCGTAGATGCACAGGCATTTGCATTTGCTACTGCCCAGTTTCAATCTCAGGTAATGGGGTGCACTGATGTAGACGGAAAATTGGGACCTGTAACGTTAAAAGAACTAGAGATGACATCTGTAGACACGGATGTGGATGAGTTAGCAGAAAAACCAACTGACGTTAGTGATTTGGAGATTTTTCCGGGCGAGAAATTATTTGGAGATGATTTCAGTGCCCATGGGGTATCGAATGCCATTGTAGTAAATGGTGCAATTATACAATTACCTGATGAGATGCTAGAAGTTGGGGTAACGGCGAGTAATTATTTATTGGACGAAGAGCCAAGATTTAAGCATAGAAAACGGCGTGGAGAACTACTGCATTTTGTCTTGCATGAGACGGCTGGTAATACGGCTAAAGGCTGCAAGAACACACTGCT